CAAAGCACTCTAGCGAGGTGGTCGACGAGCTTTTGAAGGCCGACCATATTGTTGACGCCACGAAAAAGGTAGAGACGCCGGAGTCCCGAGAAGCGTGGGCTGCTTTCGAAAAGCTCGTAGAGGATTCGGAGCCCGAGGAGACGCCGGAGGAGGCTGCGGAGAGGTACGCGGATGAGTTTTGGGACGAGGAAGTCAATCAGTATAACGAGCTGATGCGGGCTTGTGGTGTTAGCGGGTGGCTCGCCGGAGTCCGCTGGGCTGAAGAGAGGAGCAAGAAATGACCACCGAGACCACCGACTACCACACAATCTGCACGCCGCAAACAAGCAAAGCCGACCGCCGACTACTCGACATCGGTGACATATACTCCAACGCCGCAAAATGCCTATCCTGCGGAGAGGTAGTACGCTCCAGAAACAGGCACGACTTCCGAATCTGCTCCTGTGGCACTCTTACCGTTGACGGCGGCAGTTGGTACGCAAAGCGAATCGGCGACCCGGCGAAGTGGGAGAATATGGTGGTTTACTTTGATGATGCTAAGGAGGCAACGTGAAACTAAGAGCAGCGACGAAGAAAGACGCAATGAAAGTACCGAAGGAAAGACCATCGAGGCATCAAGAGCCCCCAGTAATTCCCGACCGCCAAAAGACTCACGGCGAATGGAAGTGGCAAGCAACAATGGACGAGGTAATAATGCAGTCGTTTCACGCAAGCCCCAACTGGATAAGGTTATCGCCGAGTCAGAAGTCGGCCCTGCGGATGATATCGACGAAGCTCTCCCGCATTCTCGTTGGCGATGCCAGCTTCAAAGACCACTGGGCCGACATTGCGGGCTATTGCGAGAGGGTGATTGAGCCGTGACCCCAGACAGCCTTAACCCCGACAAGGTGCGGTACTACGTTGAGAAAGGATTGCTTTCGAAACGCATCGACCAACAGCCCGAGAGATTACTGTCGGAGCTTGTGATGCCACCACGCACTATAGCGTTTGCCATACTTGAGGACTGCCGGCTATCGGATGTGTACAACGAGGAGATGGCTGAAGAGTTCGCGAAAGAGTTGCTCGTTAATCGCGAGTATTACCGAGTTACAATCAGGGCGAGCGAAGTGGACGAATGGGCTAGGGAATGGAGGTTTGATAGAGGGATATGCTGACTAACAGCCTCGACCCCAACCGTGTGCGGTACTACGTTCAGATAGGGTTAATCTTAAAACGTATCGACGAGACGGAGAGAATACTTGCAGACCTTGGGCTGCCACCACGGGGAATAGCCCTTGCGATACTGGAAGACTGTAGGCTTTCCGATGTGCACAATGAGGCGATGGCTGAAGAATTTACAAAAGAGCTGGGCGTTAGTGGCGAGTATCACAGGGTAACGATTACGGCGAAGGAAGTTGACGGATGGGCTTTTGCGTGGAGGTGCTATAAAGGCTATGACGACTAACGAAGAATACCAAGAGGCAATGAAAAAGCTGGAGGACTGGCACAAGTATACTGGGTACGTTCAACCGCTGCTTGATACGATAAAAGGAAGGGTCGCATACCTCGAGGGCAAGGTGGCGAGGTATGAACGCCCAGAGTCAGGCCCCCATACTTACCGCGAGGAATTTTTCGTGCAAGCCGTCGATAACTTCGTTGAAGGTCTTACCACGACTAGTGATCAAGGTGGAGTCACTGTGGTCAAAAATCTGTCCTATCCATTCCAGGCCATTTGCCCGAGTGCTATTCAAATCCAGGGACATCCAGAGACTCTGCTCGGTACAACGGCTAGTGAGAGTGGAAAGCTTGGTAGCGGTGATGCTGTTGAGGGCGGGCGGAGTAGCCATTACATTCCCTTGTATGATGGTAGGCTTCACGTCGATTATCTCAGGAAGCTCCTTGAGAGGATACGTCTTGACACGGAGTGGGAGCGGAATCTCGCTTATGAACGTGACGAAGAGCAACTCACCGGGACAGGCTTTGAGCAGCTCGCACACTCTAAAAGAATCTGGCAGCTCGATGCGGTGTGGGACTTTGTTAAGCGGTATAACGCGGCACTGGGGAAGTAAGAATAGTTTTTGAGCCTGAAAGCGGTGGGTGCCTCCGCTGCTTTCAGGCACTTTCGAACGTGTGGCCCCGAGCGTACAATTCGGGGCTTTAGAATGCTTTTTTGCAGAATAAATGTAGGGTAAGTACCTGTAATCATTGGCGGCCTATTCCTAAGTAAAGAAAGTATTCTTTTCTGTTGACACTGATAGGCGTTTCGTGCGAATCTTAATGAATAGAAGGTAGCGATTAACGCTACCGCGAATGATGAGGCACAACAAAATGACAACTACTCTTAACACACGAAAATACTCAGCACCAGAATACGACGGTTTCCAAACAGCCCCCGAGATACTTCAGGCAATCGAGACCGTAGCAGGTGACGATATTTTAGCCGATTCTGTCGCTCGCAAAATCTGGACAGCTCCAACACAGGAGCAAGCTAACGCAGTTTACAAGATTGCGTTTTCGTTCACCGAGGAATCAGAGCTGTCTTGGGGAACTGAGAACGTTATCCGAATAGGAGTGTAACGACTAAGAGGGGCTGAAAGGCCCCAATGCAGGAGGCAAAATGATTACCTACGAATTTCTAGAAGAGTTTACCCTAACCATCATCACGGGCCTCTGCCTGGTGTTGTTTGTTGTGGACAGGATGCTATGACCACCCAAGGCCCCTCATCAGTCCCCCGCCACATCGCCTCTGCGATAGCCACCCTCACGATGCCCTCAAGGTTCGAGTGCTTCATTCGAGCTTACGGTGACGGCGAGAGGGCACGATTTGAGTGGGAGGGCTCTCTTCCGCAAAGGGAAGAAACGAGAGATAGGGAGCAGGCTCAGAAGGCTATCGATTCCGCTCGGGCAGTGTGTGCCGAGAACGGCTGGGAGTGGGGCGAGGTGGAGAAGTTGGCGAGAGAGTTATACCCGCAGTTGTTTAAGGAGGAGCGTGGAAAGTAGGTGGATTAAATGCAGCGATAGGATGCCGGAGAAGCCTGGGTATTACCTAACGTGGGACGGCCATAGTCGTCATGTAACCATCTTTGCCGAGTATACAGGCTGGCTACGCCTTCCCAGCATCACCCACTGGAGGCCCCTACCGGAGGCACTGATATGTACTCCGTAAGTCAGCTTGAAGACTTCGGTCTCTATCAACAATGGGGCGAGCAGCATAAGTACAAGCTCACGCCCGAAGGTAAATGGCTTACCGCCGACAGCAAAAATGCAGCTCTTGAAATGGCCCAGGAGGCCGCAGTCCGCAACCGAGACAAACTACGAACTGCGAGCCAACGATATGACGACGCGAACGCCCGAGAGTTAATCGAGTCACATGAGAAGTGGGGCGGGTTAACTGATGAGCAGTTAAGAACGATCATCGAGAGAGACGCCCGAGAGGCCAAGGCGTTGCAGAACAATCGTGAGATAATCGACGGCAGATATCGTAGGACCAGTGCAGCAACTGCCAACCAAGGAGCGAGAGAGTCGTTTGAAGTGGTGCAAAAAATGAAACGATACTTGGAGGCCCGTGTTCCATAACATCCCCACCGTAGTATTAAGAGAAGTCGTCGCCCAATACCGCCGCCCCATAGAGGCTCTAAAGATTGTCAGCGGTCAGGAGGAAGCAGCCCGCTATCTTCAAAAGATTGTGGACAGTAACCCACGAGAGCACTTTATAGTTCTGCACCTGGACGTTAAGAACCAAGTCGTGAGTTATAGTGTTACCGCCATCGGCACCCTCGATGCCTGCCTCGTACACCCCCGCGAGATTTTCCAGTCGGCGATACTGGCAGGAGCTTCAAGTATTATTATCGGGCACAATCACCCCTCGGGAATATTGGAGCCATCGAGGGAAGATATCGCAGTGACGCGAAGGCTCAAAGAGGTTGGGGAGATACTGGGCATCAGGGTCGTCGATAGCTTGATTGTCGGGCAGGAAGGGTTTACCAGCATAATGCACTAAGGAGAGGCATGAGAACAGAAAGCATAAGCGGCTGGATTGCCGCACACGACCACCTCCCCGGCTTCAACCGCATGGTAAAGATTAGCAGTCAGGCAAGAGGATGCCCAAAGATAACCGAGGTTAAGGCAGAAGAAGCTTCGCTTTCGCAGTGTGGTAACTGGCTTGTGTGGGGCTTCGATGCGGAGGGAAAGCGGGCAATCATTCGAGAGTACAACCTCTATTTGATTACCCACTGGAGAGCGATTTAACCTATTCTTTTTTGTTGACACGCGGTAGTGATTCGCGCTATTGTCATTTTGTTGAGTGAGTCGAAAGCATTCAACGAAACAAACGTTAACTTTGGAGGCATATGATAAATCCAGTCGAAGCAGCAAAGGCAATCAAAGCAGAGCTCAAAGCAAAGTATCCAACACGGAAATTTTCCGTACGAAGCGAACGCTTCTCAATGGGCAACTCGGTTAACGTGGTCTGTGATGAAGAGATTCTTGCACAGGTTCGCGACCTCATCGAGAAGTATGAGTATGGAGCTTATGACGCTATGCAGGATCTAGCGTACTCAGTTCACAATCCCAACCTACCACAAGCCAAGTATGTATCTGCATACGTCTGGAGCAAGTAACGGACTACCGCCGGGGGCTCGAAAGGCCCTCGGCCCTAAAGACTACAAGGCACACCATGACAACCAAATACCCCGACCTGCAATACCATACCGAATCGGGCTACCTGTTCGCCGAGCTACCGCCAGAGTGGAGCGAGCCGCTTTACTTTGATGACTATACCGATGTCCCCGAAGATACGGCCAAGGAGATTGCAGGCTGGCTTGAGCGACAAGGCCCCAATCTCACCATTCGATTCTACGAGGATGCGGACCCCACCGCCGCCGATGGTTCGCGAGATAACTATGTCTATTGGTTCACGAGGGCACAATCATGAGCATCTTTACCTGCAATGCCTGCCACCAAGATGTAGACTCCGACAACTTCCCCTACGAGCTCGTCAGGATTAACACCCGACAGCTTTGCATCGATGATAGACCAATCTGCGAAACGTGTTTGATGGAGTTGGTTGAGGCAGTCCGAGATGGGAGCGGGAAGGACTTTGAGTACTGGGACTGCATGAAGGATGAATACGTCTCGGTCTTGAAGCTGATTAACGAAAACAAACTTTAACGACTACAGGGCTCCTTCGGGAGCCTTTTTCCTTTGTAACGCTATATAGCACCGCCCTGAATCACTTTGCCGGAACGGGTTCAAACAGGACTCGTTCCGCTTTATTACACCAAAAGAACCTGAGCCACCAAGCACCCAAGACGTGGGGACGGAACCCCATCTGGACGGCCCAACCTTCTGAGCCTTCTTTGATATCATCCTTGTAGGACGGTATCCCGAGGTGCAGCTGCTCGTCGTGGTAAACGTGCCCATTTCTCCCGAGTCTCAACCTTGCAACTGTCTGATTGTAAAACGTGTGACTGTGGCCTGTCATGAGAATGTCGGCATCGGGAACGAAGGATGCTCTACGCTCATGCGCGTTAAGGTTGGCCGACGCCTTTCCTGAGCTACTGCCGTGATGATAGTTGGCGATAACCTCAGATGACCGTCTACCGTCGTAGCAGAAGTTAAACATCAGAAAGCCGGAGTACCCGGCGTTGTGAATGCTAGAACCGGTTTTTGAATTCAACAGAGCGACTATCCGTTCCGTGATGTTTATTTCGGACCTCTTGAGGATAGAGGTCTCATGGTTACCCATCGCCAGGCCGATTATGTTGTGGGCATATGGCTCGAACCATTCCGCTGCACCCTCTGCGATGGCGTCAAAGTAATGGGGAACGTTATACTCTGACCGCATCGTTCCTTTTTCGCCCCGAGGATCGCTTCGCCCGTGTAAAATGTCAGCGAGGTCTCCGTTATCGAATACAGCCGCCCCCCGTTCTACCGCTTGATCGAGATGCTTCTTTTGCAATGCCCTATTGCTCTTCGGGCTATCCCAGTGGCGATCCGAAGACACGAGACACCACCACTCCCAGTCTTTTGATCTTGAGCATGGGACGTTAACTCTGAAGACGTTCTTACTTAGTCTGTCAGTTGTCCACGTTATCTTTTTGCTTCCGGTACCCAAGCCGCCAGAGGATTTTGGTAAGGTCGGTTGCGACGGCTTCGATCCATTCTTCGCTTTTTGTCCAGTCGGACGCGTGGAGGATTTCGTGGATGGTCGTGTCGAGCGTTTGCTTCTCACTCAGTCCTTTTCGGATGCGGATAACCCGCCCAGGCTCGTTGGGGTCTTCGCAGTTGCCGAGGGTATTCTTTCCCAGATAGGGAACGAACCGGACCTCATACCTTCTTCCCAAGATGGTGACATGCATACCCTGCCCTTGAGGCTAAGGGTAACACGAGACGGGGAGGGCCTGGCTAGTAGGGAAAGTTACCCTTTCTTTTTCCACCCCCTGGACACTTGGCGACTCACAATCCGGGTCAGCAAAGGGCCGTACATGCTCGAATACGCAGGCACTGCCCCGCAACCCTTATTTTCAGAAACGAAAAAAGCCCAGGAATTTCCTGAGCTTTCTTGCCGGTGCGACCGGATGCTTAGCTCCCCCGGGTGGGCTCGAACCACCGACACACGGATTAACAGTCCGTTGTGGCGTACCAAAAACTGAGGAAAAAGCAGTATAGCAGAGAAGGGCGACTCATAATCCGGGTCAGCCTGTTTTTTTCGGATTTGTTGCCTTGCCGAACGCATCGCTTGAGATCATTAGGTAATGGTCTTCAGAGACTTGGACGCTATGGCCCACCCAAGATGACACGGCATGAGCAGGACAACCCAGGTCAATCATGTGCGTTTCGAAGCTACGACGAAGGGTTTGAAAAGCATCCTCCCACATATCCAGCCCCGCCTTCTCAACGATCTTTGGCAGCTTCCTCCGCACGTTGGAGTACGAGGTTTCCACCACCAGGTCCCCCGTAGCGGCATCTTTAGCAGCAAGAAGTATCGGGAAGAGCTCCGCAACGATGGGGCAAACCCGCTCTTTGGTTTTGCCGGCGGCAATTCTAATGCTCTTCTTTTCCAGGTTGATGTCGGTCCAGGAAAGGGTGAACAGCTCCGATGGCACCCTAAGGCCCGCATACCGCCCAAGGCCAACGATAACCCGCCAGGGTAGGCTAGGACATGCCTTGATAAGCTTAATCGCATCCTCGGGCGTTACATAGTGCCTGACCGATGCCGCTACCGCCGTTGTCTTTAGCTTTCGGCAGGGGTTAACCTCAATCCACTCAAGGTCGCAGGCGTAATCAAAGAGCTGCTTAGCGTATCGGTTCAGGGTCCGGGCGTAGGCAAGGCTTCCACCGGTCTCGAATACCCAGGACTCAAACGCCGAAGCATCGGCTACGGTAAAGGACTCCACGGCTTTTGACTCCCCGAACTTCTCCACGAGCTTACCGAGGCTCTGACTCAGTTTACCAATGGACCTGTTCGCCAATGATGGGGTCTTCAATCTGGTAAACCGCTCAATGAGCATTTTTAGAGAGTGTTTTCCGTCGCCCTTTTTCGCCCTTGCCGCTGTTAACCCAATGGTAATCAGCCGATCAAGAAGAACGTCCCCGTCCGGTAGGCTGCCGAGCCATGAAGCCACTTCGCTATCCGGCGAGTTACCCGATAGTTTACAGGCAGCAAGGTGCTCCACTCTTCGTAGGATGGTTTCGGCTTGCTTCTTCGGGGTTCGCCCCAATCTTATTTTTGGGCGAGCATTGCCGATCACAACCATTATCACCCGCAACCCGTCCGCACTTGTACTCAATGAGGCCATCTTGTTTTCCTTGGTTCGCAAAAAGAAATGCGGGCGGCAACTTGCCACCCGCTTGAATGAACTTTAGGGCGTTACCCTTGCTAGGCAACGTACTGCTCTTCTTCGCAGTAGTTCAGCATCACGTCATCAACCAACATCGAAGCAAGTTGTGCCGCGAGGCTTCTTTTGAAAAACTCTGCCTTATCGCGATAAGGCTGTGGGATCTGCTCATAATCGACCAGCCGCGAGAGCAGGAGGTCGCCTAGCCGCCCCTCGCTGACATGCTCCTTTAGCAGCTCATGGGCTTTGGCTGCCAAAATTCGAGCAAAGGTCATCTCGGGCAATAGCCCCCGCTCTTCTGCCGCTTTCCATAGCTGTGCATGGTCCGCATGAATCTCATCGAGCCCTGCCTCAAATGCCGAGCGTACACCAATCCAATCAATAATACTTGTCATCTCAAATCCCCTTTTGTCTCGCTGGTGATGTCAATGCCGTCCAAGGTCAGCGAGTCGTAACCTTGGGGGCATGGTGAATGAACTGTATCTAATGAAGTCCGTGAGGCAATGAACGCCTCTAGTGCGCTTAGGCTGTAACGCTTACACGTTCCAATTCTGATGCAAGATATCTCTCCATCGTTAACCAAAGACCATAGCGTTCGCTCTGAGATGCTCAACAATCGAGCCGCATCCCTGCTACAAACCAGCAGCCGGTCATCAAATGATGTCGGTATCGCCGCACCCTGGGCATTGTTGCCGTCGGATTTGTTCGAGGTACTTTTCTTCATCGCTTGGATCTCCCATCTTGGTAAACTCAATAAGCCCCTCGACCAAAACACTCGCAAGAAACGCGCTCAGGCTTTGCCCTTTCATTCTGGCCCGAGTCTCATAGGTGGTCGGAAACCATCCAAAGTCGCAAAGCCTCGACTCGATTGCAAAGGCAATGTCATGCTCGTCTAGTACAACGTTGCCGCTCTTTGCAGCTATGACAACATTGCCGCTCTTCGTAGCGTCCCTCGACAACTTACGAGCCACAACAACGTCAAGCCGATACCCAAGGTCTTCGGCTACCTTGTTCCAGTGGGCTTTGTTCTCAAAGACTTCGCCCAGTCCAGAGTCAAAAACCTTTTGCACTTCAGTCCAGTTTGTCATTTCAATGCCTCAATCATTTCGCTAGTAACGTGGATACCGAGACGACCGAGATCACCGACGGTCATTCGGGGTAATACTTGATCACTATCGGGCCGCAACGTTCTCGCTGCGGGCTCCTTACTCAGGGTGACATCATCCCGAAAGCGGCAATCAAACTTGCCCGACTCATCCGGGAAGTCGAAGTAGCCCTCGATGCGGTCCTTGGCGTAGTTTGCCTTCTTCAAACACTGCCGCAATTCATCCGGCAACACGTTGGGCCGCATCTTGACTGACTTATGCTTGTCATCAATCTGTTCAACGACCTCAACGGCCCCAAGGCAATCACTGGCAAACTTAGCGGTCTTAACGCCGTTAATCTTGAGGAACAGTTTGTAATCGGCAGCGGATAGGATTGTGTCGGTTCTTTCCTTGCCGAACCTCCCCTCCACCATCGATACTTCATGGGCGGTCAGGCAGGTGGAGATTCCACTCTTGGCTCCGCGTACGATGTTGTGCTCGATGCAGTCCAATGGCTGCAATGTTGCAAACTCATCAATATCGAAAAGCACAACTTCCTTGCTCTGCCGTGAGAGATACCGCGTTGAGGTATAATCGAACAGGAACGCGAACACCTTATCCAACGATGCCGCGTATTCATCCGACCATTCCAATACCAATACTCCACTTTGTATGGGAAGCGTTATTCGCTTCTTGCAGGTCATATCGATAGCAGCAAAAACACCCAACGGCCCGAACCTTGAAACGAGCGTCACCTGGGTATCTCGCTTACTATCGTTACCGCCGAACACCCCATAAGGATTACCGAGATCAGCCGCTACGCTCAAAAGAGTTTGCAATGTAGGGTTGCACGTTATCCGCACGATGTCGGCAAGCAATGCTTTACCTGGTGCGAGCTTGTGCAACAACGCCGTGCAGTTCTCGATCATAAGCCTGCACATCGATTGAAAGAACTCGTCCTTTTGGTCTGCAATCGAAGGGCTCAATTTACTCGCAAGGAGCTGCCGCCCCGTAGCGGTGGTTATCATGCTCGCAAAATCAATCCCAACACCATCAGCGTATTTCGTGCTGACGGTGTATATCGGTGTCCCTTTCGGCGCTTTGTCGAGGTACCAGTCATACATCTCATGGGCATTGTCCAAGGTGTACACAATGGCACCACCGTTAACGTAGTCCCTACGGATACGCTTCAGCAGTGCCGACTTGCCACTTCTCGGGCTACCGAGGATGAGCACACGAAGCGGGCCATCGTTGGTGTTGAATGTGTGGTCTCCTAGTCTGATTTTCATAGCGGCCTACCTCGGATGTTCTTATACTTCGGCATGTCGCCGATGATTACACCCCACACGAGAGCGCCAAAGATTGCGGATGCAATTCCAAAGTTGCGACTTTCGTTGTGGTCGAAACCGAACCAGCTGAAGGCTAGGTAAGCTGGAACGGTAAACACCGCTGCAACAAACGTCATGATGATCGCTCCAACAATCATCCTGAATAGCCAGTCAACGATGTATATGAAAGGGCTGATGAACAACGCCCAAAGGAATTTCAATATCATCTTTAAGACCCTTTCTTCCTTGCGACATAAATACCGCAGCCCGTAGCGAAATATGCAATGGACCAGGAAAGCCACTCCGGTGGCTCCGCTCTACCAAAGCAAAGCACTACCGGAACCACTGCAATGAAGACTACGAACATCCCAACCTCTAGGACGACGAACGATAGTACGAGCCATCGCCACAGCGTGATTGCTGCGGACCTGCCGACCTTGTATAAGGCTTCTTTTTTCATAACGACTGACCTCTTTTTTGCTCTTGCTTCTCCCACAACTTCGGGCCGATGACCTTCACCGACCACCCATGCTTTCTCGCCAGCATCCGTAGCTGGTCTTCTTGTTCTTCGGTCTTAATCGCCTTGCCGCGAATGATGACCTTGGTACCTTTTGGCAACGTTAACTTTGGAACCCTGGCCAACTTGAATGCCTTCTTGCCTATCGCGAGAGCGTGGTCCAATGAATCGCACTTTGTTCGTCGTATCGCTGTAATTGCTGCACGATGGCCGGTCATGGATGTTGGTTTGCTAACGTCCTCAACGAATTGATCGAGGTTACGCACCCTGACCTTTTCCTGCCCTTGAGCTTTGACAATCGCCCAGGCTTTGACAGCCCGCACAAAAGGCTCCTTGATGAGGTCTTGATAAATGCTTTGCCAAAAGCCCCTTGGTTGTTCGAGCTTCTGGGCCTGGCCGTCGTTGGCAAAAACCTTTGCCCACTTCTTTGATTCTTCGCGAATGTCGAGATTCTTTTGCTTCTTTGGTCGCGTATTCTTCAGGGCGTAGGCCAACGTCTTACCCTTTTTCGGCAGCTTCCTGCCCTTCTTAACCTCCTGTTCCTTGATGTACTCTATTGCCTTTTCTTTCCGCGCCGTTCGATTAAACTTATTCGTGATGCCCTTGGCGATTGCCTGCTCTGACTTATCATCGAAGTCCATTGCAAAGCCCGTAGCCTTTTCAAGGCTGCCGCAAAGGTCGATTTGCGTGATGCGATTGTCAGCCTTGATGTTGTGAAACGCGGGCCGAGCGTCCAACGTTCTTATCTGCTGTGTCTCTTTAACGATACACTTGTCAGCTATGAATACATGGACGTGGTACGATGCATGGCCTTCACGAGTCGAGGCGTGAACCATGCTCACAGCTAGAAGCTCGCACTCTTTCTTTACTGCACCACCTGCCCCAGTGCGGGCCGCTAATCTTTGCTCCAACCTATCAAGCAGCCTTTGCACCACTGGCTTGATGCCTTCATGCACCGCCTTTTGTTGTCCCTCCCAGGACATCATCGCCATGGCTTTGGATACCGAGGGCGATAGAAGAATTGTGGCCTCAAGGAAAGCCATCTTGTTTAGCTGAGCCGTCTTCGATATTGGCTCGCCATTGGGCATAAGCCCTTTCGAATACTGAATGATGTGAAATGGATCGGTAAAATCGATGCCTAGTTTGTCGGTGCCATCGGTGCCGAAAATGCCAAGCTGCAAAGCCTCTTTGATGACTTCTTTTTCTCGGAGGTATTTGCCATCGTTGTGGTTGTTGAGCTTGAGCACGGCATAGGGCTTTCAGGGTGGAAGAACGAAAAAGGGGACTCCGTTCCCCAAGAACAATCAACGTGTCGAACTTTCGAGCACGTTTCGCACGTATGCCGAAACTGGCATACCAGCAACACTGGCGAGCCCCCCAAGCCTTTCGCGTAAAACCATCCGGGTATCTTGCTCATTGTTCCATTCCTGGTAACACACTAAGCAAGCAAGCTACCCACATCCTCCTAGGTGGTCTCTGTCCTACTGTCCGAATGACAATGCCCGACCGCTGCCTTGCAGTCTGACGACACGCTAAAACTGAGATGAACCTTTGGACTCCGCCCGTAGTCGCTAACAACCTCCTTTCTTTCATACGGTTGCGTTGTACACGAGACGCGCTTTACGACTCCCTAGAACCATTACGCCTGAGCGTGGGAGTCGCTCCCGAATTGATGCCGGACGTCATGCGGTAGTCATGTCGCTATTAGCAGTTACGCTAAGTGGCGAGCGAGTCACCACAAGGATTCCTCCCCGCGATACTCACCCCGCATCGTGCGGGCTTTCATCGACTCAACGAGCAAGCCACGATTACCGATCTCGCTCGTCCGATTCGCAATTTGGCACCATCTCTATCCGCATTTACCCCAATGCCTTACGCTACTCACCACCGAGCGTCACCGCTTGATGGCTCCAGTTCAGGGCAAGGTAACGCTCTAAAGGCCCTCCCTCTAAAGCGTCCCCTCGTCACGGTCCTTCCGTGATTCGTCCGACACTCCATCGTCGCAACAAAATCCTGCACGGCTTTTATTTTCCTTGCACCCGCCGGGCACCTCTCGATGCAAACGGGCGCGACCTAAGTTTATGTTGATAGTTACGCGACACCTTGAGGATCGCACATCAAGGGGCTAACCGTACATCTTGGAAGCGACGGCCAGGACATTATGAGCATATAACCTACCCTCCGGCCCAAGGTCTTTGATGATGCCCTTGAGGGACTTTGCTTTATTCTTTGCGAGAAGGTTATCCACCCTCCCATAACCTTGGTTGTATGCGGTCAAAGCCAGCTCTTTGTCACCCTTGTAATAGTCGATAAGGTGCCTCAAATAAGCCGCCCCGATAAAGACATTCTGCCTGTGGTCGAATGGATTGTATCGACCACCTACGTTCAATCTCGCGTGCCACTCTCTGCCCGTCCCGTCAAGCAATTGAGATAGGCCCTTGGCCCCGACCGGACTGACCGCGTTAGGATCTTTACCGCTCTCGATTCTCACAAGTGCATGCACTAGACTTCTAGGGATGCCCTGCTTATCTGCTGCCTGGTTGATAGCGGCATCGATAATTGAAGGTGGTGCTTTCGGCTTAGTCCCCCACCCTCTCAGAAGGTCATACTTCGCCTTACCCGATGGCAGTTGCCCAACTCCAGAAACTCCAGAGTTGGGCGTCAGGAAGACGAAGCCGAGTAGTCCGGCTGCTATAAGTAAGCCGACATCCTCGGAGGCCACTATTTACCCTTCCCTTGAGCAGCAGAAGCTTTGCCGCTGCTCATTGGGTCAACGCCCATCACCTGTGATTGAAACATGATGTAGCAGGTCACGAGGCCTGAAATCATGAATACGTGAATCACCGTGGTAATTAGCCCCGATAGACTGAATATGTTGTCCTTCACTCGCGTCATCAGTGTTGGGCCATCTGACGAAAAGAGCTTCTTAGTAACTATGAAGATCAAAGCGCCTACCGCTAGGGCTCCAATCAGTTCTTGTAGTGGTATAGTTCCCATAATTCTTAATCTCCAAACGTAAGGTTAGCCCACCGCGCAATTGCGGAGCAACCACGAAGTGGGCTTGTTTAGTATTTACGAGCCGTTAGCCTCGTCTGCTGTTGCTGCTGGCTCTGCCTGGGGACACCTCGAAGGCATCACATAGCAGATAATCGGCTTACCTGTCCTGTACGTTTCCTCCTTCACCTCTCTCTTGGTAACCGAACGATGCCCCACCGTGAGATGGAACTCTCCGAGCCCGTTCTGGTCCATCAAAGCACACCCCGACGTAGTCACCATAATCAGCCCGCAAACAATCGCCAAAAGTGCGTAGTGAATGAATGTATCCTTCTCAGCTATTCTCATTTTAAAACCCTCCAAAAACCTAATCAATTAAACGTTAACTAAACCATCGTTGCGGAACTCTTCTTTCACCGCCCTCAACTCCTCCATGAGAGCATCGAAAACCTGCATTGGCTTACACCCGCGAGCGTGCAGGTAATCCCAATGGATTCCCTGAAACGTATCGAGGTGCCGGCCCCACACGAGCATCGTTAGCTCGTTCATTCTCTTTTTCCACTCCTCAAGAGTGAGCTTGCTTCCCTTTTCCATCGTTGCCTCCTTACTCGTTATTCAAAACCGCGTGACTGTAACTCTGAGAATCCCGGTCATGCGGTACCAGCTTCCAGCCCCCCACAACCGGCTTAAAGCCCTCTTTGTTCCAGGCCGGCGTATACCAATGCTCTGGCTCGTACAAGCTAACCAGGCCCACTATGCGGCCCGCAGGGGCGTATAGTGCTGGATACCTACAACCCCACTGCTCTTTCGTCACAAACGACTGAGCCTCTTTCAAGCTTTTGCCGTAGACCGCAGCCAAGAGGATGGCGGTACTGATTACCTCGTGCCGCTGCTTGTGTTCGTATGATGCGATTGCCGCTTTTTCCTGTGCAGTTAGTTTCACGTTGTCTCCTGTCGTTTGCAGTCGCTTGCTGCCTGTATATAGAGATACGTCAAAAGCATCAAAGTGCTCAAGGTATTTGTTGCAACGCAAAAGAATAGTTGTCAGTTAGGAGCTAACCGATTGAAATGACAATGCAATAGAAGGGGCTAACGCCGTTTATTTATCGGACAATTCGATGCTGAGGTAATCCCGAGCAAGAGAAAGCAGCCGCTTCCATTGGGTATTGATGTAATCGAGCTCCTTTGAAACCTTGCCCTCAACATTGTCGGGAAGAGTTGGGAGAGCAACGTATAGAGCAGCAATGAGCATGTTCACGGCGAGAACAACACGCTTAATGTCGCCCTCGTACTTTGTGACGTACTTCGGCAGCAACGAGGAAATGAGTTTGGAGATGAGCTTGTCTTTGAGTCCGCCGAAGAATGTTCCCATGGCTCTATAATGTCATTTCCAAATCGAGTGCACTAGTACCCCAGTACCCTGCCGGCACCACTCAAGAGGTCTGCCGGCCTCATCAACCTCGGGTTTTTCGCACACCTGGGAGGGGACTGTCTCCCAATACTCAATATCGTAGTCATCCGGCATCAATGAGCAGGAGCCCGCATGAAGTGTCAGGTAAATTAGCAAGAAAACTTTACTCGCCGACCACGCCATTTCTGAAAAATCCATACCTTAGTAGTGGACTCAGGGGCCCGAAACAAGCTCCGCCCTCATGCAGTGTAATGAACTGTGACCGGTCAAAGATCTCCATCGGTGTGAGGTTGGTACCAGTCCCGCTATAGTAACGGTTACCACCTCCATCGAACGGACCGAAGAACCTTAGCGAGCCGACGAAGCTACCGCTCGGAAAGGAATGGATACTTACCGAGTCCCCGCGATAGGGTGTTATCCAAAGAGGCTTGTTCGCTCTGATGTCACCGATGGCTTTGTCATCAGCGAATTGCTTAAATAGTCGCGGTCGTTCAATCGCCCTGCACTCTGCCGCTTCAGGAACGATAGGCAATGGCTTGAGGTACTCAAATAAAGCTCTGAGGTGTTGCAGGCTAGGTGCTGCCCTTCTTGCGCGAGGGTCCACGAACGGCCCTGATGCGAGCCTTAGATTTAGAGTACGCGACCAGATGAACCTAGTACAGTGAACGAAGTCCTGTAGAAATAGAGGAAGGTTAATGTCCTCAACACTATCGCCGTCTAAAGACACGTTGCATGGTGGTGGCACTCTCGCATTGATTCCATGCCGCTCTAGCTTGAAGCCCTTTGATGCGTTAACACCGCCGACTGGGTTCTCTACGATTACCGCCCAAGGGCAAGCCTGAGCGGCTACACGAGCTTGTGCGCGAAAAGCCCTCTTAGAGAGGTTGTGCTCTAGTGTTGGTGACAATTCCAGGACGACACTCGGGAATTGGCTGAAGAGGTCGCAATACTTCCGTACTCTAGTATCAAGATGCCGCACGAGCTTAGGATCGTTTCGCTCCCAAGCACGAGAGAACCCCTGCTTACTGTAGCCGAAGTGTGGCTCGTATCTTCCGAGCTGACCATTCCTTAACCCCGGCCCATTGAAAAAATGCGAACGCCAGGATTTCACCCGACCAGTAGCAAGTACCGCTCTAATCGGTCGCAGAGAGGTTCCGAACGTCCAATCAAGATTACCGCCAACAAAATCCGGTGGTATTAGCTCAACAGTATCCTTCAAGGGAAACCGTGGATGTTGCAATCCGAGAAGGTCAAGTCCAACGTCTTGAGCAAATGCCGACTGCACGAATAGGAATAGAGCCCAGAGTAGCTTACGCATAAGGAAACTCCTCACGACATATCATCGCAATGACCCGTTCAGATCTCTCGCCGACCTGCTTTGCATACGCCGACTTCCGTATGCCGGCCTCGACTCCTGCCCAATCTTCCCGGAGCCCACATCGAAGGGTATTACGGAAGGCGAGCATCCTTTGAAAGCCAAGATTGAACGCGAAGTTGACCCATCCCAGTCGCCGGTTATCGCTCCACTTCTCCCAGAGCCCTTTTCCGAAGATGGAGATGCAAGCCTTCTCCGCTGACTGAACATCTTCGGCGAGCATCTGATAGGCAGTAGTTTCAGTGATGCCGACATCAGAAAGATTTCGTCCTGCACCTATCGTGGTTTTCCCAGCAGTGCACAGATACGGCTTTAGCTTCAGTCCCTCATCTCTGACAAACATCTTACGGACCTTTAGAGTGTCCATCCTACTTAGGGCTCTCGCCCGAGGCGTGTTGCTTTGTACTGATTTCGATTCCCAGCCAAGGAACTTTGAAGTCCATGTTGCTATTCTTGAGATCACCGAGGATGGCATAAGCGGCCCCCAAAACCAGAAAGGCTATAAAGACGGTCATCGGAACTTGATTCTTGCCGGCTGCAAGCTTGGTCACTGTATCGAGCTGCTCGAAGAACTGAGCTACCGTGGCCGTGTTGGATTCGATTCTTTTTAGAACTTCGTGATTGCCCACATGCGTAGTCTCCAGCCGAATAATGGCCGCATGAGTTTCCATCGTGAGCCTCAGCACTTCGCTCAATTGCTGCTGTTGAATCGGCGAGAGTTCGGTCATGCGTTAGTCCCCTGAGTATATGGACAGGGTAACACGGCATTATAGTAGTGCGGTATTAGGCTATTTAAGCCCCAGGAATCGAGCGAGTGTCAAAACCTTACTACCCAATATCTTGCCGGCAGTGCCCTCGCTATAAGACCCCGGCAGTGCAGTTGCCCACGGGTCACTACCACCCCCGCCTGTGTCAACAGTAAGGCTATTGGAACTAACGACCACGACGATTCTAACATTGTAGGCCCCGGTCGTACTGATAAATGGAGAACCACCGCCGTTAGAAAACAGGTTGCCAGTTACCGTGAGAGTGTGGTCGCTCTCGTCTGGCTTAATCACCCAACTATTCACGACAAAGAAGTAGGGACTTACCACCTGACCGCTACCTATTGAATCGCCACCGATAGTTTCGAGTGCAATCGGCCACTTAGCGTTATCGCTCAACAGGAACCACTCCTTCCACTCCTCGTAGAGGTCTTGAGCGTTGAAGGAAAAGACGCCGGCATCGACTGTAATTATTCTTGTTGCCCCGTCGAAAGTGAATGCCATAAATACTTTAGGGGTTTAGATATTGCCTATCTGTGAATTGTGACACAGGAATCGTCGCATCAGTAGTACCGCTATTCAGTCCCCATATATCAGCGGGCAGGAAGTTGAGGTGATTGATCATGATGTTAATCGTCGTGGAACCCTCAACATCAAAGGCAAACGAAGTGCCGCTACTGTCCGTGCCGGCCAGCTCAACATCGTTAACCCCCGCACTGTCAGAATACACCCGCACTTCCGAATCTGTCTCAAGTCCAGTAAGGGTTATCGTCACGGTATCGAGAGGGTAGGCTACTGCATTCTGGTCACTCGATGTTGTAACGGTATCAATTCTCAGATAAGTGATTGCGTTCGTTGCGGAAGTGGTTCCTGTGACTATTCGCACCTGCAACTTAACACCGTCAGCCGCTACAAGCCCCGACTCGAATGGTAGTTGATTGAAGACTAGAACCCCGGATACCGCCCCGGAATTAACAACGTTTACAACTACAGTCGTTGCATTTGTAATGCTTGATACTCTTGCGTTGGTTCCAATGCCCGTTCCGAAAACATAATCACCAACTGCAACTCCGGTGGTTGAGGTCATTGTCACATTAGAAGATGCCGCTGATCCCCCCGCCCCAGTTCTCTTGTAGGCAAGATTTCGCCAAGATGCGTTGTACCCACTGCCGTCGTTCTTATCTATCTTGTAATAGATGTCGTGGTTATTGGGGTTCGTTCCCGTGAACGTTGGCTGCGTTGCCGTTGCAGGAAGAAAGCTAGTAACCCCCTGCATGTAGTAGGGCAATGTAAAGACAATTTCATCGTTGGCCGTAGCCATGATGAGCTGTCCGGCTGAGGTGAACTTTGGCGTCCCCGCAATAACAGAATACGCCGAAGCTGATGGCTCTACCGATGTCTTCTCGTTCATATGAATGACAAGCCGGCCTGCTGTAGTAGAGGTCCAAGCATCGCAGAAGTGCGTACCGTACACCGCAGTTTGACCAGTCACAGAATTAGTAAGTCTGCACCCCTTGAACTGTCCATTCAGTACCGAGATGGCCTGAGAATCCGCACCATCACCCCAAACGCATTCGGCAAGAAATCGAGTGGTTGAATTTACCTGAGTCCCAAACAAACTTGTTCTAGTATTCTGGCAATAAACCCTTTGCACGCTAATATCGCTGCAAAGTCCATTCTCTTGCACAAGAACGCCGGTAGCATTAGCCGACCCGCAATCGTAGGGCGATGCCGCCGTTCCGATATTGCGAACTTTAATGCCTGAGCAATTCAGGCCGATGTTTACTATCGCAGTGTAGGGGTGAACGTTTGCGAGAGAGTCGTAATTTGCAAAGCCCGAAACGGTAATGTTGCTGCAAAAGGCGGTGATATCGAACGCAGAGACAGGTCCGACACTAGTAGTTGTCGTTCCTAGTCTGTCATAGTACTTCGTATTAGTGAGTGTCATGTCGCGAGAAGTGGTAATTAAAAACCTGCCATCTCCCGCTATGCAATCTGTCAAAGTGAAGTTCGATACACGAAGAAAGTTAAACGCTACTGGAGTTGTCGAAGCCTTTACCGCCGCTGAAATACACCTCACATTATCGAAATCAAACCCATCCATATCAGTGAATGAGCCAATAACCTGAGACGCCGACGCCATTGTTGGTCGCATGAAAATGCAATCCGTAATCGTACCGCCAGCAAAGCAGGTACTAATCACAAGCGGAGATCCAACCGCTGCAATGTTTGTTGCCGGAAGCCCCACATGGCACTCGGTGAGCACAACAGGCGATGCAATCTCTGAGAACGCCAGTTGCTCTAGAAATGCACAGTTGGTAAGCGAAAGAGAATAAGCTTGTCCCGCATTGATGTAAAAACCAGAACAGATAACTTTATCAATGCTGATAGCACCCGATGTTGTTGTGGTTAGATCCCACCGTGTGGCCAAGGTGGCACTCAGGCTGTTGACGGCAAATGCTGCCGTGGCCGCCGATCCAATAATGATATTTGGGATTCTTACCTTTGCGCCCGTTGCCGGCAGATTAGCACAACTAGTACCGCCCGAAGTCGATCCGATATAAAGCACACCAGAAGCTGTGATGTGCACAACCTTCGACCTATCATCGGTAGTCGTTACCGGATAGTTTGTTGTTCCTATCTGCACACCGCAGTTAGGCCAGAACTCATAGACCCCCGAGCCGCTCGATGTTTCAATCCACACTCCAGGGTATTGGTCCGCCACTGGGAGCTGAATCGTCTGAGCCCTTGCCCCCGATATTGTATCGTCCAGCTCAAACCAATCGCCCGTCATCGATAGAGTGCCCAATCGTGGCACTGTTATCGTCGTGGCCTCTTCCCCGACAATATGAATCCAGCCCTTTTTTCCGCCGGTGGATGAATTAACTACTGCTTTCACAACAGATGAAACACTTAGGTTCTCATTGTCCTGAAAGGTCCCGGTCTTTGACCGAAGCTTAATATACCCCGCCGCAGACGTAGCACCACCAGAAGCCGACGCCGCAACACCGTATCCAGTGAACCATCCGATAACCTCGCCAGTTGCTCCCGACGTGTCGCCGGTAAGAGTGCTGCCGGCTGCTGGAATTGTCGAGACCCCACCATCATACTTAATCCACCAGACAGTCGTGCCGTCAATAAGACACGTCCCGCCAGTGGTTGACGAGATGGTGATATTGCCAATGACAGCAGCTTGCTGTGCCCACCTCACATCAGAGTTGATCGTGAGCGTTGCCCCGGTGTCAATCGTGATGTCCTCGCCGTTGGCTAGGCCAGAGATTGCCGCATCATCGAAATTTCTGCTGGTAGAAATCGTTTGGTTAGCGATTTAGGGCCTCCATTTCAGCATACTTCCATCTATATCCGCCACACGTATGCCTTCCCGACGTTCCTTTGAGTACGCGGCAAATTGTACTTGGACTACGCCTTACGGACAAAGCTGCTTCCTCAAGGCTGTTAAAAATCGCTCCATCACTCCTAACTACGGAGCGTCTTTTTGATGCTGCAATCTTTTCTCTAATCTCAGAAGAGTGCCTTATCGTACTCGACCATTGCCTTCTGAGTTCTTTTTCTTCTTGAGTCCATGGTCTTCGCTTACGAGGGATATATGGAGTCTTACCCTTACGTCCAACTTTGTCATAGTATCGCTTTCGCGATTCTGACATTCGCGTTCTCGCCTCTTCGGAGTACTTGCCGCTCGCTCCCCCTTCTTTCAAGTTATAACCGCCAGGAGCGATGGTGTTGTAAAAGCGAATCCAGTATCTTTCTTTTGTATCAAGCTCTTCGTTTGTAGATGCAGAATCAATGATCTCAAACGTGAAATTGTCTCGACCATATTTTAAGATGGCTGACTTAATTGCATTTCTCGCAGGACTCGACTTAGTAGAACAGTGGGATGACCATCGTCTTTTTATCAGCCCACGACATTGGCCAATGTACTTCTTGCCTGAAATTTTGTTCGTGATTGCATAGATGACCATATGTCCTAACTAGGGATAACATATCGAAACCATTACGGATTCAAATAATTTCTCTCAATCGGGGCGACCAACGAAATCGCATTAGCTGTCGATCTCGTTAGTGTTCCAGTCGCGAGTACATATTGCGCTCCAGAGAGCCCGATGGCAACGGCTGTTAGTGGTGCGTCTTCCGCGTCCGACCCTGCACCGCGTTGAACGTTAGTGTCATATTCGTACCCAAACGAAACGCTCGATGCTGCACTCACTCTTCCACCCATGCAAACGTAGACCGTTCCACCAGTATCGGCAGTAGAACCTTCGTTTGCCGCGGTGTTGGCATACGTGAAAGTTGTTGCAGTCGGAACCGAGGCAACTTCAAATGTTCCGTTGTAGCTCGACCCGCCCACGCCTGATACTTCTACGATGTCACCAATCGCAAGCCCGTGCGATGCCGATGTGGTAATCGTTGTAACATTACTGTTTCGCAGTCTGAATGTAGTTGAGTACGACTCACTGGACCTAGGAATGATTGCCGTTGCTGTACCGAAGTCTGCGCCGGTATTAGTCCCAGCATCATCATTGGTGAAGAACACTCGATAAACCGCATTGCTATCACCCGAAAGAGTTGAGCTGAAATTGAGCGTTAAGTTTGCAGTGTACGGGAATGTTCTCTCGGTATTGGTATTATCGAGAAACGTGATTCTGTTGATATCGGCAACTTGGAAGTCGTCGATATACACACCATTTCCACCCGCCTCTGGGTTCGTTGCATACTTGGTCTTTAGAGTATCGCCCACGAACTCAAGTAGCTCAGGAGCAATCTTACCAACGAGCGAGCTGGCATCAGCATCAATGTCGGTTGTTCTTCGGAGACTCCACTGAACGAACTCGTAAATCTGCTCTGCTGTTCCCGCGTTACCGTCGATGATGATACCGAAGTTACGAGAAACACCGCCGATTACTCTGGCCTGAGCTGAGTTGTAAAAGGTTATACTCATCCCATCGTATGGAGCAATGTCGGCCACGTTGTTAGAGTCGGCATCGATAGCAACATCCGCTGCTGTAATCTTAATGTCGGCTGAAGTGGCGAGCGGAAAACGATAAACCTGGTAGGTCATCGTTGTTACACCGATTGCTGTGAGGTCAGAGGTTGCGTACTTGTCGCCTTGCTCTCTTGCGAAGAGCTTCATGTAGGAGCGAGTGTCAACGGGGCCGGTGCTGTTGTAAACCTGCACGGCTTGATTGACTACGCCAGTGAGTACGAAGTTAGTGGTAGCAGCCCCCGAAACGGTCTGGTAGTAAACCTGCGTACCGGTCTCAAGAGAACCGAGAGTTACGACGCCGGCATATTCTGCTGTGGTTGTTCCAGAGGCATTTACTTCTTGCCATCCGCCCGTTCTGATTAGCTGCCTTGTCGTAGTATCGTTCCAGTTCCATCCGTTATTCCGTGAGGATACACCGATCTGCATCGCCTCATCAGTAATCGGAGTCATCGGGAAGTCGTACTTAATCAGCGAGGCATCAGTTCTCCACTCTTCTTTCAAGAAAGAGTAAACCGCCTTGAGAGTAACGCCGTCAGTAGAAAGGTTGCCGGCAATAGCAAGATCGATAGTCTTTGCCGAAGTGTCGATGGTTACTTCAGTAGCTTGATTTAAGAGATCCGGGTCGCTGATTAGTGCCATGGCTTATTCTGTTCCTTCTAGCGAAATAATATCCTCGTAGCTCTTCCCCAAAAGCCTTGCGAAGTTCCGAGTATCCACTTCATTCGATGCATAGGCACTTTGCTTTACGCCGTGCGGGTCGCCAACATCCCATCGTTCTGGGAACAGGCTCCATCCAGGGAAGTTGGGGAGCTTTTCATACTTTGCTTTCAAGGCAACAAGCTCAGGGGTCATCTCAACCATCTCGCCCTCGACCTTTCTGCGAATAGCAAAAAGCTTCTGCTTGAGTGCCCTTCTTTCGTTTCTTGCTTCTGCGTAGCTTAGTTCTGCCATGGTTGTTAGCTGTAAGTTAGGCTTGCTCGATTGTCCCAGATGTTGTCAAAAGCCTCATCACCATCGGCGAAAAGTACGTTCCCCGACGCGTTAGTCATTCGCTTGATGCGCCAAACGGCAGAGGCCGCAGAGGCTCCAGGAGTAGAATACCCCAGATAGGTGTAGGTCGTCACCTCGTCAATTCTTATCGTTTGCTCGCCTGAGCCCGGCTGCTCGTATATGACCATGAGGTCGTCGGCATCGTCCATCGCGGTGGTGTCATAGTCCAAGGTGAGAACGTTTGCTGCGAGTGCTCCGCCCTTCAATGGGGCATTGAACTGATAAATGATAACACCGTCGGTTAGGTTCGTTATGAGCTTAAAGCCTTCAATCGTCAAAGAGGGTAGCCCCGATATGGTTACGGTCCTTGCAGAGGCATCGAAGGTGTAGGAGCTCGATGCGACAATCATAGCGATACCGCCATGGCTATGATTAGGTCTTCGTCCGAACCGCTACCTGCTGGTCCTTGAGCACCCTCTGGGCCTTGAGTGCCGACGGTCACAACGGAGATAGAGTCCTCGACAATCGCTACGGTATCGGTACTTGTTAGGGTGACAACACTAATAGCGTTAGACTCCGAAATGCTTATAGTTCCCGAATCCACCTCGATAACCGAAACCACCGGGGTAGAGACAACGATAGTGCTCCCGGTAACAGTTACCGTAGAAACGTTATCGCTTTCGGTGACAACGGTATCGGTCATTTAGCGGGTTATCTCCCGAGCAACCGTAAAGTTGCCTTTCATGAGCTTCTTTACTCGACCAGCCCCCGAGATCAGCTCAAGGTCATACCGAAATATCCCAATGGGAAGTGCGGCCATATCAGTCGGAGAAACATCAAACGTTATTGTGCCGGCAACACCGCCCAATGAAATTCTAGAGTTCTCCGTGGTGCACTCAAGTAGTGTAGCAGTCGCGTCCTCCGACCGCCTTACCTGCATTCTTGCTGTATAGCCAGTTAGGTTGACTAGTGCCCCCGCCGCATCGGTCCACGTTAGAACCTTATCGAAGTTCTCTCCTTGCTCTATTTCAAGATCGTAAACCCCAGCACCCATTGGCCTCCTATACGTTCTCTAACGCTGCAACTCTAGCCTCAAGGATTTGAATCGACTTAACCAGCCGGCCAATGAGGAACGAAGCATCAACGCCCTGATAAATAGGGTCGCCCTCAGCGGTCACAGCATCCTTGGTCCCAGTTACCGCATGAGGCACAACCATCGCTAGTTCATGGGCAATAAAGCCATCCGATAATTGCTCAGTCCCCTTCCACTTAAAACTCACCGGACGCATGGCGAGAACATCCTCAAGAGCACTGTCCCCCATCTCCTCAACATCCTCTTTAAGCCTGTGGTCAGAGGTGGTGTTGTAAGCAACGGCGGTGTTTGAGTTGTTGGTAATACTCCCCCGGAAGGTGCCGCCGGAGAGGAATCCGTGATACACCGCGCCGTTGACCGAGCCAGTATCGTTTGTACCGTACCCACCCACCGAGTTACCGTCAAAGTCGAGTGAGCTTAAAGCACCATTCCGCTGTGTTGTGGTGTTGAAATAAGAAAGCCCAGACCCTGAGAACTGAGCCTGCTGCACGCCGTTCACAAGGATCTGGACTGACTGACCTGTTACTGCATTGATCTCAGTGTTGTTTGACGAGTCAACCCTCATCACGTCCAATCCCGCATTGTCCGCAGCATTTCGCCATTGCAGCCACGCGGCATTGGCAAGAACTAAGTTAAGCGAAGTCCAGGCACTACCATTCCACTTCTGAAATACAAACTTGCTTGTCTCGTGCTGAATTGCTCCCGTGGGGACGTTAGTATCCCCCGAGAAATCCATCTTGGCACATGAGGCAACGAGCGCCCTAATTGTGGACAAAATACCAGAGTATAGAGAGGTGTTGGTTGGGTCATTAAAGCTGGTCATATGTCACTATCCTATATTACAAAACGGCTTGCACGCCACGCACGTTCCATCGCACATCACCGTTGGCCCTTGCCCCCGCTGAGTTAAACAAAAGAACCTTAAACGTTGTCGGGTTAGCTGTGTCTGTGAAGTCCACAACCGGCTTAAGCTCTGTTGTTCCTTGAGGGGTTACAACAATGGCCGACACGTCCAGAAAGCTCTTTGTAAAGCTAATGGTCGTACCACCCGAGTCAGCAGCAAGTACCGAAGAGGTTCCTGAGTCGGTTATCTCCTTGACCTGCACACTCAAAGTAACCTCGGTAACCACTACCCAATCGAGCGTAGTCTCGGGGGTGGCTGTAATAGTCAGCTTGAGATAGCGATAGTTCGACGGAGTGACTCTCCTAATGCCAACCTGCCCATCAATCCAAGGGTCGCCCGATGTCTCTCTCCAAGAGACCATAGCCACGGTCTGAATGCCCGATCCAAAGGCTATGTAATCGAAGTTCACAACGGTCTGGGGGAGTACTTCGGTCATGTCGATAATGACCGACATGGTGCCCGTTAGGCCGTCATTAGGCTGAAGCCAATAGGTAAGGCCGATATCAATTAGGCCCTGCACGGTCGTAACCATGTTGTCGATGAAATGGTCTTCAAACGTTTGGGCTGAGTCAGCCGGCATCCACACTGAGTCATCGGTGGTGGTGAATGTGGCTGTCCCCGAACCACCCGTTATAGGCTCTAAGTAGTACGAGTACGGGAAATCAATAAAGTCCTGAATCGTATCGAACCCATTCCCCACAAAATGCTGGTCCCAGGTTAGCTCTGAATTTGCCGCAGCTTCAATGGAGAACGTTTCGGCAGTGTAAAGACCGTTCGTAATACTTGCTGTTGAGAGGTCAGCACTGGGGTTAGCTCTAAGAGTAAAGTCCGGTGGTTCATAAATGCTGGCTGACACATCCCCTGTTGCCCCCTGATTCCCCGCAATATCGAAGGGAACCACTAAGTAAATATAGGTTCCCGAGAGTAACTCAACATATGTGGCAAATGTTCCGCTGGTCCTACCGACTTCAGTTAGGCTGTTGGTGTCCTGCCGAATTACGATGTAGTAATCCACGGGGAAGGTGGATGTAGCGGGGGGCTGCCACCGGATTAAAACGCTACTATCAATCTGACTGACTGAAACATTCTGAGGAGCAGAAGGGGCTGCTACCGTGAGATCCGAACTAAGATCGGTAGTTGAGTAGTTCCCCGTCGTGTCGACTGCCTTAATGCGGAATCTGTACGTGCCGGCCAGAAAGCTATCCTGATAAAACCTATCCGCAGTGACCCGAGCTAGAACGGCGCAATCTGCCCACGCTTGAGCCGTGGTCCCGTACCGTACCTCGTACTCCCTAACATCAAGGTCACTTACTTTGGTCCAACGAAACAGAAGCCCAAAGCCATCAATCACAGCAGTAAATACCGACATATTAGCGGGGGCTGCCGTTTTGCCGATAACCGTGTGCCCCGTTACCGTCACCCAGCTACCCGTGGCGTTCATGGCAGAAACTGCCCTGATTCTCACGTCGTAGTTCTGGCCGTCCTGCACATCGAGAATGTAGGTATTTACGCTACTGCCGATAACGCTAGTTGAATTCTGCCAATCGCTATCGACTGACCGCTTAAACTGAATCTCGTACCGCCCACCGTTAACCACGAAAGCGTCAGGCGAGGCCGTCCAGGATGCGTACAGGCGAGCGAATACGGTGCCGTCCTGCCTCACGTATAGGTAGTCCGTCCCCGACGCTAGAGAGAGCCCCGTGGGGTCCGATACGCTGTACGGGTCCGGTAGGTTCGTATTCGGTGCAACGTCAAAAGTAGTCTCGTTCCCAGTGTTCCAATCGTAAACGCCCGCCGCCGTTTCTTGCAATGTTAGGCGAACAGCAAAATAGGGGTTCCCTTGATTGTCTTGCTCAATCAACAACGCCGACCGCATGACTTCAAAGACTTTCGAGGACCATCCAAATCGGTCGTAGGTTACTGCTACCCACTCGCCCGGTTCTGCTTGGTAGGCATCCATTCTTGCGGTAAACTCTACTAGTATTCCCTGCCTTGTTGCTTCAAGTTCAATCTTGGCAATTCTCTGAGCTGTAGCTGCCGACCGAACCATTGAAAAAGTTAGGTCTTCGTAAATAACAGTACCGCCATCTTCAGTAACGTAGGTCGAGTTTCTTACCGCTGGAAAGTCAGACTCTTCTTGATCGTTTTGCGTAGAGACGAATGTTCCTCGAACCGCATTGAAGTTATCGGCACGAGGGGTCTTTGTAACAAGTTCAATATCGCTAAGAATCATGTCGGCTGTAATCGTCAGAACAGTTGACGGCCTTGCTTTGCCAACTATGAGGCTGAACTTTCCTTCGACGTATGCAAGCCTCGCGTGCATTGCAGCTAGCATGTCTTCAATAACTACGCCCGGTGATGCGTCAGTGCCGAAATGAGTATTGATGAGATAGCGATTCTCGGTTCCTCCGCCGGCTAGAGCTATACTATCCTCGCAGTCGTTAACCGCCTGGTCCATTCGAGTCGCATTGAAATCAGAGTCTGCTAGTCCCAGCCCCCACCGAGTATTCCTCATGTAGTTGTAAAGAACGATTGCAGCGTTCTGAGCACCGGGGGAGTTTGTGTCAGTCCTCGGGTCGTTCATGTTGTATGGACCGTTCACCCGAAAGGTAATGTCTGGTACCCCGTCCTTGAAGACAGTTTCGTTCCACTTAAATCTGAAGTACACATGCGCGTGCCCTCGCTGCCTGTGATTGCTTGTCCACTTTGCGTTAACTGGGTTGAGATCGTCCGTACCATCGCCTACTGGTACGCTCAATGCCGACTGACCATCTGAGCCGTAGTTAATCTGCATCTTCACTAAGCCGGCAAAAGTACCAGTGCCAAGCACGAGCCCAGTCGGACGCGAGGTGAGCGATGTATCCCACGTCATTGCGATGTTATTGAAATACACATACTCGATGTAGTTAATCTCGTGAGCGGCGAGAGTAACAATCATGTGCAGGTAGAGATCTTTTTGATCCGCCGGGGCGCTCGTGTGAATGAATGTGATCGTTCCACCAATATCGACTTGCCCGAAGACAATCTGCCAAGGAGTGTTAGTATCCGTGCCGGCTTGCTCTTTACCCCGTAGGTAGCGATTGAGGTCTCGACGCTTTCGCATCTTAGCGACACGTTGCCGAAGGCTGTTCTTATCCGTTGGAAGATTGCGCTTACTGAGGTACTTGAACGCCTGATCGTTCTCTGCCTTTGTAATAGGCCCGAGCCCAAGCCAATAATTACCGGCCATTGCTCCCCCTCTTTGGACTACCCTTGTTCGGAGTCGGCTTATTCTTATTGCCTTTGTTTTGCTTCTCTTTCTTTCCACCCCACTGACCGCTCCAATTCGATGCGGCCACTACATACTCAAAGCCCGTATCACCGGGGAAGATGTCCTGTTGTGAATCGTGGGTCCATCTCCCCTCGCGTGGCTTGTCCATATCGACGAGAACAGATTCGTAGGTAAGACGAGCGACGGTCTGGTCCGCTGCTTCGCTTATTTCAGCGTGAGAGTAACCGCCTTGCCACCAGAGATATGGGTTAGCAATAACGCCGCCCGAGGAGTCAAGGAATCCGATGTACAGTCGGCCCATACCCCCCTGTTTTTGGTCGCTCAAGAGCAAGGAAACCAAAGCCGATGAAATACCAGAGAGAACAATCGTCATATCGACCGCTTCTAGCTCTCCTGTTTCATCACCGCCCTCGATACCGCTGAACCATCCATTACCGAGCCACGTTAAACTGTCCCAAGTGAGATCTCCGTAACCGTTCCAAAGCCTTAGCGTGCTACTCGCGAAGTCACTAGAAAAGAAAACGATTGGCCGATTACTTGCCGCCGATGCTTCTGCAATGAATCCAGCAGTGAGGTTCCTCGGCACGTTAAATCGCCTCCACTGCCGCAAACGATATGGAGTAAATTAACTCTCGGTCAAGCTCGTGAATCTTAACCTCGGAATCAGCAAGCCTGAATAGTCCTACTGTGTTGCTTGTGATGATGGTCGCATTGTCCGCTGGGCTTTCTCTAAGGCGTGGCCAAATGTCGAGCGTAGTTTGCCCCGAGCCGTTAGTGTTGTGGTCGCTTAATACCTTGTAAAGCCTCTGCCCCACTTGAATGTAGTCACCCTTCTTTAGAATGTTTGTTGCGCTGTTAGTCCACCCATCAGTTGCAAGCGTGTTGCCCGTCTGACCGGCCCCGTTCACTAGTGGTGTACCAGTTGCTAGCCCCAGTGGTGTTTTGCCCATCGGGTCACCCATGAGGAATGTGCCGTAGGTACCCATGAGTGAGGCGAGAAACGCCATCCAGGGTTCCACATCCGCTCTACTAACAGCTGCACCGACGGCCACTTCTGCCGACCATAGCTGCCCCTGATGCTGTTGGGCTTGTGTAGCAAACGTGAATGGGCTTCTCGTCATTCCGACCACGTTGAAGTTGGTCCAAGAGAATCGCTCAATGCCCACTGAAGTTGGAAGGGATAGAGGGTAGCTTATCGTCATGTTGTCCTCCTCGCTCCTCTTCTCGCTGTTCTAGAAACGCTATCCATCACCCGCCGCTCTGAAGAAACCAACGCACTGCGAATAGCTTTCTCTACTCCGGGCGTTGCCCCTCTTGCATCGATATTAATGACGTACCCACCGCCCCCGCCGCTAATACCGCCGAACATGTGCACGCCAAGCTTGCCGTTTCTGCGAGTGAGAGGCAATACGGCCTCTGGTCCGTTCTCGCCCATGAGTGCGCGGGTAGGGCCGTTAATGATGCCGCCTTTAGCGAGTGCAGTCTCTGGCTCTTCGGGCTCTTCAGTCTCTGGAGCCTTACCGCCTAGTGCTCTAGTGTTCGAGTTTAACGCTGCTGTATTGTTATCAGTGCTTGCAGTGTTAGCAGAAATGCCATCGGTAATCTTCTTTCCAGAGTCGGTAAACTTAACCCCGAGAGCCTGCATGTCGGCAACAATACCGCCGGCTTCTCTATCCGATAGCTGCATTAACTCCCCGATGCTTGTTACACCGCGTTGCTTTAATGCTTTGAAGAACGCATCAACAGTAGCAGGGTCAAAGGTCTTAAGAAGCTCAACGCGAAGAGCATCAAAGCTCTTTATGCCGGCCTCGCCTGCCTCAACTGCAATATCCCTAATACTTTGAACAGCCTCAAAGCCTTTAGCACCCGAGCCCAAGAGGTTACTCATTGCCGTACCAAAAGCACCCACCGCAGTGAGTCCAGGCTTAAACGCTTCTGCTACACCTTGAATCTGTGTTTCTATTTCAAGCCAGGTCTTATCACCCTTGAGCCCTATCTCTACTAGCTGCTTCTCTATTTCCTCAAACGAGAGCCCGAGCCGCTTAACCATGTGGCGAGCGGAGTCGAGATTGAACTTGAGGTTCTCGCCCAGCATTGCGGCAATCTGACCGCCGACATCTTCAGTAATGCCGAGTAGATTCTTGAACGCTTCGCCTAGTCCAGAGAATGTTCCTTTGACCTTATCGGCCTGGCTGTTGAGATTGTCGGCCCACTTTGGGTCGTTGAACCTAGTAGTGGGGCCCTCAAGGAAACTGTTTAGCTTTGAAGACCCACCCTTTCCGTCGTAGACAGTAAATGCCCCCTTGGAATTGATATTGTCTTCCATGTAGTTGGCGAACTGGTGCCGAGCTTGGGTCTCTTTGTTTTGAGGCCCTCGCTTAAGAAATCCACCAACAAAGCCACCGACAAAATTACCTATCTGCCCACCAATCTGAGCACCCATTGGGCCGCCAAAGATTGCTCCAATCGTCGTGCCAGCCCCGCCACCTACTGCCGCACCCGTGCCTGAGTTGTCTCCGTTTGCCTTGTCTATAGCCTTCGCATCTTTGATCGAGTTGAAAAGCTGCATGACAGTGGCAAATTCTGCCTGTACATTTTGGGAATTTTGCTCCCATTTACCACCGCCTCCGCCGAACGAGCCATCTTCCTGCCCTGGCCCTTGAATACCGGCCCCGTGAGCTTGATCGGTTGTGGTACCAGCTCCAAGAAAATTGTTCCCGCTCCCGTCGCTGAAGTATTCCCCGATTGCAGTAGCTAGGTCAGCAGCAAAACCGCCCGCTAGTTCCGCAAACGCTGGCGATAGATTAGGAATAATCGTTGAAAAAACATCCTGAAAAACATTTCCCCAGTTCTGAACATCTCGCTCTCTGTTTTGGGCAAGGTCTTTTTCAACCTTTAGTCGTGCGTTCTTCTCGTCCTCGACAATCTCTTTATTGAACTTGATCTTGTAGTCGGCTAGGTCTTTTGCGGCCTTCTCTTCCTTGTCCTGCTTGTCTTTAACAATTCGTGAGTTACTGGCTTTTGCAGGGGCTTCGCCTTTTGCTGGAGATCCCCCCATCTGCACCCCAGGCAGTCCGGTAATGAAACTGTCGAAGTCGTCCTGCGACTTCAACTTGATTAGGATCTCTTTCTGCTTCTTTAGCTCTGCAAGCTTTTCAGTATACTGCTTATCGGCACCGGTGAACCAATCGCCAAAGCCATTATCTTTATTGCTGGCTATGCGAGAAACGTCTGCTTCAAGCTCAGCCACCTTCTTGAGCTGCGCCTCCATCGGCTGAAGATTGCCCGTGATGGCGCGAAGACCCAATGCAAAATTATTGACCTGATCAACAACGCCCTGAAGAGTCGGCAGAGCCCCGGCAATGATTGAGATCATGCTGGAAACACTATCGCCTACTCCCTTCCAATCAATCTGGCGGATCGCTTCCGCTAGGTCGTTGTAAGTCTGAGTCAGTTGAGGATTGTCATTGATTGCAATGCTTACCTGACCGACGGCTTCCTGCATTGCAGCGGCAAAAGCCTGATGTCCTTGCGTCACCGACTCTGTGAGCGGTGCCATCTCCGCAGTGCGTTGTGCTAGCTGCTCCATGGCCGCTGCCATGTTCTGTGCTTTTGTTCCGCCCGCCTCTAGCTCAAACCCGAACTTCTTTAATGCTTCTGCCTTGCCCGACCCAATCGCCGCGATAAGATCATTTAGAACCGGAACAGTTTCTTGCCCCGTAGCATTAGCAAATTGGTTCGCGTACTTCGTAAGGTCGGCAAACTTGCTATTGAGATCTGGAATACCTCTTAACAGCCCAGCGTTAGCCGCTTGCATGAGGTCAAAAGCGTTAACGGTACCGAGCACCGCAGCTTGAGCCGACTTGATTGCACCCGCACTACCACCGAGTTTCTGAAAACTATCTGCTACATCACCGAGCTTATCGCCCTCTTCTGCCATGTTGCCAATAGCAGCAGAGATATTACCGATGTTCTTTGCAAGGCCAATGGACAACTCCCGCCCGAGCCCCTCAAAGAACCCACGCATGACCATGTTCATCTTGCCGGTCGAGGCTTTCAGAATACTGGTCGCACCATCCATGTCTCTGGATAGGTTGGCAATGTTCGCCCTGATATCAATGAGGAGGTTATAGATTCCCTTATCCGCCATGCTCCCCTCCTTGCGATGGTCGTTGAGGGAATGCGGCCTTTAGGTGCCGAAGGATTTCATCGCCCGACATCTCCTCTGTCTTAGCTTCCTCGCCCGTGTAGTTAGGCATGAACATCTGAGGAGTGAACGGTGGAGTTTTTTCAGAACGCACGGTATTAGCCATCGTGCTAGCAATGATGCCGGCCCTGAAGTCGAGCTGCATATTGTGCTGGTCAAATCGGTCAGACAGTGCAGAGAATTGCGCTGGCGTAAGAGCCCAAAATTGATCTTCCGTTAGCCCAAAATCGTACACGCCAATCGCCCACAACGTTAACCAGTCTAACGGTTCGTTTTCTTCATCGCCGCTTTTTACGCGGCGACGTCGTTTTTTGCGGACTCAGGAAGCTCAGCCTTTTTGAACATCTCAGTAACAAGCTTGCGAACATCTTCGAGGTGCTTGCCTGTCATCAGTTCCGCAACTTCATCAATCGTCTTTCCGCTCTTCTCGCCACCGAGCGATGCCCAGAGAAGCGTTACGAGGTCGAGTGCCGTAGGATTAACCCATGTCATCCCATCGAGCCCGCTCTTTCCGCTTGCTTTTTCAAATCTTACGAAAGTTGCAAAACTTGGAATGAGTTTGAATTGCTCATTACCAAGAGTTACAAACAACTCAGGAAGTGCTTGATCCGCGTTATCCATGTGCTCCTATTATGTCCAGGCCGGCCAGCCGGTAACCTTAATTGTCACGTTGAGTGAGACCGCTTGCTCAAGCTCTGCCGATATCTCAGCACCAGTGATGATGCCAGAGAACGCCATTGTTACTGTTGGGCTGAACTGAAACTCAAGCTTAAAGTTCTTTGTTGTCCCATCGTACATGTGATCGATGAACAACTGATGGCCAGTTCCAGCACCGTTCGGGATGTAGTTTGCAGAGAACGAAAGGGTTCCAGCATCTCGCAACGTTGCTACAAACTCACGAACACCAGCACTGTCGAAAGAGGTTACATCAACCACACCGCCAGAGAGTGACGGGCCTCGAACGCCTTTTACTTCAGCGATTGCAGCAAAGACTTCAGGTCCGCCACCATCACCGATCTTAAGTACGCATTTTGATCCAGGCTTTGCACTAGTTGTCATTTATCCCCATTAGAACCAAGTAGGCCATCCAGTAACTTTGATTGTCACGTTGAGCGAAACTGCTTGCTCAAGCTCTGCCGATATTTCGGCACCGGTAACAATGCCGGAGAATATCATCTCGGTCTGCATTGTGTCGGTGAATGTGAATCTGAAATTGCGAGTCGTGCCGTCTTCAACGTCATCGATAAGGAGTTGATGCCCAGTACCTGCTCCGTTCGGTACATAATTGCACATGAAAGAAACCGTGCCGCTATCTCGTAGCGTTGCAATGAACTCTCGCACGCCGGCAGAGTCAAAAGAGGTTACGTCAATCACACCGCCCGAGAGAGCTGGACCGCGAAGCCCTTTTACTTCTGCTACTGTTGCGAAAGTCTCGCCTGCAACACCACCAGTCAATGAAGCAGATCCGCCAGCGATTAGAATCCCAGTTCCCGCAGCAAGAGGGCGTGCGTCCCAGTTAGCTATGAAAACCGCATCGGCATAGAGTGCTGCAATGGCCTGATTAACTGTAGTTGTTGCAATACCACCGCCGTCAGTGGCGCTGTTGATTGTTACCGCCGAAGTGGTAACAACGATAGAGAATGCTGTGCTCGTTCCCGATACAACGATAGAGCAAGTCTTAGAGTTACCAGCAGTGCCGGCAGTACCCCAATAGAGAATGAGGCCAGAAACCCCTGTTCCTATTGTTCTCGACGCCCTGACCGCCGTGGTTACGGAGTCAGCTGCCCCTCTTGCAAATACGCATCTTGATCCAGTAACCGCGCTAGTCGTCATTCAGCCCCATAAGAGATAGCAGTCAGTTTAGTAATACCAGAAACGAGCATTGCTCGAAACGTGGAAGATTTCTGTATCGCTGTCATACATATCGATAAAGCTCCACTCCAGAACGTTATCAATGGTGATATCGGAGTAGGTTCCCGAGTATCCGTGCAAAGCGGCCCTTACTTTCTCAGCCAGGTCTTTTGCGACCCCTGCCGACGATGCCCAAGTATCGATATTGATGACCGGATTGCGTAGCCCCGAATATCCCGTGAAGCTCTCTATCTGTGAGCCGTAACTTGTTTGATAGGAGATAGCCGGGAAGGTCACGTTATCGGGCATCTTGACCTGATAAATACGAGTGCCGACCAGTGCAGATATGCCGGCAGTATTGGCTAGAATGTTGTAAATTGCTTGCTCAATCGTTGCCATTTACTTAGTTATTCCGAGCTTGGCTTCTTTCGCCTTAGCCTTTGCTATCCTCTTCTTAATTTCTGCGACAACTGACCGCTGCATAACGTCCATTGCCCACTGGTAGTTCTTCTCGAAAGCCCTGCGAATGAACGGATTAGCAGGAACGTGCCCAATAGTTCTTCCGTTCTTACCGTGAGATTTAAGAACATGCCCGAACTCGACCATCTTGGCATAGAATGCACCTTTCACGCCCGCAGCAACTTGCCCCTTTTGAGGCCGCACCTTCTTTGCATGAAAGCTCTGCTTAAGGTATCCGGGTGCTAGCCCTTTGAACCTTCCGCCCCTTCTTTGAGCATCTTCGGGCGATGATATCGGGGCTTCTTGAGCAACAACGCCGGCCATGAGGTGAGCAGCTTCGAGTACTGACGCCCTTAATGCATTGGCTTCAATGTTACCGGGTAAGCCTTTTAGCTCGTCAAGTAACCCATCGAGCCCTTTAACGAAGTCATCCATCAGTAGACGACCTCCGCCGTGATATCGAGCTCCTCTTTGAAACCCAATTCAGCGAGTCCGGTTATCTTCCAGTTCAGGCCCGCATAAGAAAGTTGCATCTCCGGCCCCACATCATCGCGGTACCAGATACGAAAGTTACTCACCCGAACCGAGTGCAAAGAATCGCTTTGGAACCTCTCATCCATTCTCAGCGGTCTCTCCTCCGCCCAAACAGAGGCCAAGGTAGACCACCCCGAAACAGCATCGCCCAGAGAATTAGTAACCGTCCTTTGCAGGATAGTTATCTTTCGATTCTTCTTCCCTGGATTGCTTGCCATCCCTATGCGCTCCAGATCTTGTAAGAGTCCAGTGCATAGTTCAGGGTCTTGGGAACCTCCATTGCGGCCCCGCCCCCGACTGTAACCGGAGCTCGATTCATAAAGAAATGCCCAGCGAGCATCATCACAATGAAGCGTAATCCCTCGGGAACATCCGAGTAAGATGCACCATAGCCCGCAGTAAAATTGACCTGCACGGCATTTGGCCTATAGTCTTCAGTTGCTGGATAGGTTGACGATGCCGTTAGGCCCACTCGCCCAAGGATTGAGGTAGCATCGACGTGATAATTCGAGGATGCCCAAGTCGTCAGAGCATCCGAGGTGTCGTAGTACTGAACGCTCTGAACCGATACCAACGGGGCAATCGGAATCTCAATAACCCCGCCAGTCGGAAAGTCTTTCAGCTCAAGCCGGAAAGTTCTGCTAATAAGCATCCTCCGGGTCTTTGTTTCGACGTAATTGATTGCCGCATTGGCGTACATCACCAATAAAGCATCCTCATCAGTAGTTGTGAGGCGAAGATGTGCTTTAAGTTCGGAGAGACTGACGGCGAGAGCGGCAGGGGAGGCTGTTTGAATCCAGGGCATGAGTCCCCATGAAAGTGTTAACGCTTAACGAGATGCAAGCGGCGTTCTGATGGAAAACGCACCATGTTTTCAACTGGCGGTGCGCTCGAAAGAATCTCGACAAGCCCCTTCAACTGAAGGTCATAGGCTTCATCAATCTTTAATTCCACCTCCTGATGCGGCTGGATAACAACTCCAGCTCGCGTCAGGATAGGAAGCTCTTTCGAGCGCACTTTTATCATACTATGACAGAGGGTCTGGCATTGATGTAGCCTGGTAGCGAGCACAAACGCCGAGGGCGATTGCACAAGCAGTCACAGGGTCATTAACGCCTTCTGTGAGCTTAAGAGCGAGGAACTGCTTCGTAGCTGGAAGCTTAGCCATCTCGACCTCAATCTCGTAGATCGTATCTTCGTTTGCTGTGGTTGTAAAACCAGCAGTTGTAGCGTCAGTAATCGAACCCATTACAGCAGAAGCGCCAGTCGTCTTTTTTCTGTACTTGAACTCAACAGCTTCAGCACTTGTTCCAGCTACATCAGTTGCAGCAAGAACAGTTACTACAGCAGTACCAGTGTTAGTGCCGGCAGTTGTAGCAGCCAAAAGGAACTCAACGCGGTCGAAGAGTTTTCCGTTGATATAGTCCCCCGCTGGGTTCGTGTTGTAACGATCCGCAGCAGGAGAGTGAGAGTTAATTATTGCGAAAGATTCAGAAAGCATATTTTCTCCATTATTAGCGAGGGAGGTTTTACCCTCCCCCGCCGTTATTCAGTTACGCACGAGTTGCAAGTGCTACATACGACCCAAGAGTGTCAGAACCCTTGAACGGTGTGAGAACACTGCGCTCTGCTGGCTGTCCATCTGCCCGGTAAACAAACCGGAAAGCCGTCTCGCTCTTCTCGAACGCTACGTGGATGGACTGAGCTGCTTTGACTCCACCCTTATCGATCCAGAGGTACTTCTTAGGATTGATAAGCATGATATCGCCAACAGTTCCGAGGGCCGCACACTGCTCTAGTGCAAATGCTGGGACACCAAGGATTGTGCTTACTGGTACTGAGCCAGCAACAGAACCCGTGATACCACCCGGCAGGAACACTGGGTATGTGTTAGAACCAACAGTCAGAGAGAGGGTCATGAGTGCTGACTTAACGCCGGCATTGTAAACCCAAACTGCTGAACCCATATCCTCTTCGTGCAAGCGAGCAAACATCTTGGCAAGGTTGATTGCATTAAGAGTTGCAGCAGCCTGCCCCGCCTCTTTTGCTACCGAAACCAAGCCAGTTGCGTGCTGAAGAATACCGAGGGGCATTCCTGCTCCAGTTCCGTTGATTACAGCATCGTCAATCTTGAACCCGAACTCACGACCGAACGCACGAGTGATGAAGGCTTCCATTACTGGAGCATCTTCAATCAGTTCGTCTGTTAGGAAGCAAAGCCCTGTGAGCTTCTTAAGCTTCAACTCAATCTTACTGAGTTTTGACTTGCTCTTTGTGTAGGTATCAGCCTCACCTTCCCAATATGCCTGAATACCACCAGCACGAGAACCATCAGCACGAGAGGATTCGTCAACACTTGGGAAAGATATCCCGTTTGACTGAGAAGTGATGCCGTATCGATCAACTCGACCAGCCAACTTCCCTGTCTCGTATGCTTTCTCAAGAAGAACGTTCGACCCGTCCTGCTGAATCAAGTATCCGCCCTCAGCCATGATGGACTCTTGGAGTCCGGTAGCTGCACGCATAATCTTGTTCGACAGTTCGAGCTTCTGAGCAACATCAGAGTTACGAAGTGTCATTGGCTCAACTGCAACACGCTTAACGGCCATGAGCTGCTCGCCCAAAGAACCCCAAACTTTGCAGTTACCGTTCTCATCTTCGCCCTCAGAGCGAGTAACTTCAGTGTGAAGTGCCTTCTTAGTAGGCTTAACTCTCTCTTGGTTCTCTTTAGCGAGCTTCTCAGCACGAGCGATGCTTCGCTTTACTGTCTCAAGCTCTACTTCAAGAGTATCGAAATCCTTTGCTTCATCCTCAGAAACATTACGCTTCTCTTTCTTTGCGAGGTCTGAAATCGCGTTCATGCGCTCCAGAATCTCGCTATATCTTGATTGCAACAGTTCTAAATCCACAAATCCCCACGTATTATGCTAGACAATGCCATCCTTTCTCGGAAAGCAATAAATACAACGCTTCTATGTCGTTTGATTAGTAACGATGGACGGCCATCGGGCCGCTGGAACGATACGAAGTAGGGCGTGGTTAGTTCGATGGAACTTCCGGGCGCTCTACCGCCTAAAAATAGAGTGCATCAGTTAGCGTTGAGCACGCAAGCACCGAACTTTAAGTTCGAAGATGCTAGGGTCATAAGAGATGACGATTGGAGCATCGGGCTCCTTGGCTTTTTCCCACTCTGAGCGGGCAAGCTTGTGCGATTCTTCGGCGGAACGAAGTCCGACTGATGTTTCTGAATAAGCCGGGAATAAAACCGGACCACATTCATGCAGAACTATCTCAGTGATGACCCTTCGGTCCATCTCGCTTGCATCTTTTGCAAACGACCACTCTTGTTTTCGAATCTCGAACATGAATGACTGGCCTTGAACGTCGCCACGCCGAATGTACTCGACAACATCGCGACCGACTTGAGTATCTGGAGGCTCAACCTCCATCCAAAGACCTTTTTCGTCTTCAGTCACTCGTAGAGTCCCGCCAGAGGTAGACCCGAGAACATAGTTAGGATCGTGATTGAACAGAGAAACAACACGCTGATTGGAATCAAGAGAACTTTTGAAAGCACCGCGAGCAATGGATTCCATGAACCATCCCCCGATGTTGGCTTCGACATCAAATAGAGCAGCGTATCCCTGAATGACGGGGGCTTTGTCTTCTCTGGCTTCGAGCTTAACGCTCTCGGTTATAGTTCTTCGCTCAACTTGCTGTTTCATGCTCTCCCTAACTATAGCTCAAGACCCTCTCGGTCCAACACCCGCCAATTTTGCCCTCATCCCTCTCGTACCCAAGGGCCGGATCTTTCATCCACTTCTCAACGCCCGCTCGAATCTCAGAAACGTACTGCTCGATGGGCTCTTTAATATCCCCGCCCACACCAGCGAGCTGGGTGTATCCGCTAAATATTTCAGAGAGGCATCCTTCCGCAAAACTTCGATGCTCATTGATGAACTCTTCGAACCAAGACCTGAATTCTTCACTGGTTTTTTTCTTCGCTGCACTCTTTATAGCTCCCGCCTCTTTGCGAATCACACGGGTCCAAGCTTCTTTGAGCGGGCCACGGAACGCTGCCCTAACTTTGTCATCTTCCTCGGTATCGTCCTCAACTTCGGGCTCTACTTTCACGGGCTCCTGTCCCTCTTGCCCCGCCGGCACCATGTTGAGCGGCGAAAGGTAGACATCACCCTCCGGCCCGATAGGATTCATGTTCTCTTTGGCTCTAATATCGTTAGCAGAGAGCCATCCCCACTGCCTGCCGGCTGTATAAGCCTGAGATCGGGCTGTCATATCGCCTCTTAGTAGGCCATCGAGTAGGAATTCTGCGAAGAATTCACGGTCATCACCATCAAAAAAGTCCCTTGTTATGGCGTCTTCCCACATTCTGAACCAAGGAAGGAGGCAATAAGTGACGAATTCTTGGCCCTGCTGCTCGATATTTGAGAACGAAGACTTGGTTAAATCAGCCAACATATGGGGCGGAACGCGGTAAATTCGGGCTATTTCCTCAATTTGGAAGCGTCTTTGCTCTAAAAACTGGGCATCTGCCTGCGGAATACCCATCGGCTTCCACTTCAATCCGGCTTCCAGTACCGCTACTTTCTTCCCGCGATTCACTCCGCCGTGGAGCTCCTGCCAGGAGTTGCGTAAATTCGCCCTTGCCTCTTGCGACATCTCGCCCGACTCGTACTCCAGCACGCCAGCAGGAAAAGCCCCGCCTTCGAAGAAGTTAGTACCGAAACTCTCTAAGCTGAGCCCCATTTGTATCGCTTGCTTCGCTGCCGAGATAGGACTCAAGCCTTCGAGCCCCGAATCACGATAACCTCTGAGGTGGAACACGTCTTCAGGCGCTAAAACAGCCTCGCCCCCGCCTTTTATTCGAACCTTATAGACCAAGCCCGCTTCTGTAAGGTCAGGCTTCACTCTTGATGGGTGCAGCGGATGCAACTCGAGCACCTCGCCCGCCTTGTTTCTTAAAATCTGAGCGTACGCATTGCCCCAAAGTAGCACGTGAGCCATGAGCATCTGACGAAACTCAACGCCCGACGTCTTCATGTTGTTGGGCTTGGTTCTCAAAACCTTAAAGAGAGGTAGGTTCGATGCTTTTTTCTTCTCTCTCTCGCCCACTCTTTGGTAAATGTTGAGCGGTACCGACGCCACGGTCTCTGAAATAATCTTTACGCAAGCAAAAATCGCGCTGAAAGCTAGTGCGGATTCAGGAGTAACAGGCACTTGGTCGCCAAGATAGACGTATGACCCGCCTGAGAATGCGCTATCGTTAGTTACGGCAACGCTTCGTTTGGTTGCTGTGAATGGAAGAGTTATCCCGAAGAGCTTCATCCAGGGTTTTCGAAAATTAGGCTGTCAATCGTAAGCTTGCCACAAAAGATGGTGGCTCGATACCTATAACACCGTGAGACCACGGGACTCGTAGGGGTTGACCACGTTTAGCCGAAGAGTTGCTCTACCAATTCCCATAATCATCGCCACCACTCCATCAATTCGTTCTGCGCTCTTCTCTTTATCGGCCTTGACGTTTCCTGCCGGGTCCGATTTGACAGAAACGTTGTCGAACATCCACTTCAACACGGGGTTGCCATCATGCCTGAGCTTGGCACTCATAACTAAAGCCTCTGTTGCCTTCATGGGGGCTGAGAAACTTGCAAAACCTTGCCGCACTTCCATCACCTTGAGTCCGTCCTCCTCTTGTAGTTGCTGCAAGAGCTGAGTCGCATTCCACGGGTCGGCTGCAATCTCTCTAATCTTGTAAACTTTTGAGAGTTGATTGATCTTTTCTCGTAGAAACCGATAGTCAATCACGTTGCCAGGTGTTGCCTCGATGAAGTTCTGAGATATCCAAAGAGGATAAGGCACCCGGTCCCTACGAGCCCTTAGTTCTGCGTTCTCTTTAGGGACCCAGAAGAACGGAAGCACTCTATAACAATCATTCTCCCACGGGAAAACGAGCACAAACGCTGATAAGTCGGTAGTTGTAGAGAGATCTAGGCCCGCATAGCACTCTTTTCCGTACAGTTCCGAGGGGTCGAAGTCCTCTTTGCAAGCGTCCCACCGCTCAACTGGTATCCATTTTGAGCGGCTATTACACCAAATATTGAGGCGTTTTGTCTTAAAATTGTTCTGTGCAGCGGGTATTTCCTTCGCTTTATTAGCAAGATCTCGCAGTTCTTCTATGTTTACTGACACCCCGAGGTTCGGATTGCTCTTAATCCATAAGGATTCATCGAGCCAGTTATCACCTTCGTCTTGTGTGTAGATCAGCGGGAAGTATGCATCATCATCCCTGATACCTTTTAGTACCTGCTCGCCGTGGTGTCTGAACTCTAGGGCGATAGAGTCACTAGTGTTGATACCGGCAGTGGTAATCATCCACATCATGGGCTGCTCGCGGGCTCCCATACCTGTCTCGATAACGTCAACCACACCACGATTGCGATGGGCATGAACTTCATCGATCAAGCCGGCTGAAGGCGAGAGACCATCGAGTGTGTTGAAGTCTGCCGATAGGGGTTCAAACTTTGAGAAGCTATCAGGCACGGATAGGTTGTTGCGAAACGCCTGCACCATACGCGAGAGAAAGGGGGAGGTCTTAACCATCCTCTCTGCTGCGGTATGAATTATCTTCGCTTGGTCTCTAGTTGTTGCAGCGCTGTAGACCTGAGCACCGGCCTCGCCATCAGCGATTAGAAAGTAAAGCCCGAGGCCAGCAGTCCAACTTGATTTTCCATTTTTTCGGGCCACCTCAATGTAGGCTCTTCTGAATCGCCTGACATGAGTATCTTTTCGCTTCCACCCGAACGGAACCCAGAGTGCAAACTGTTGCCAGTCCTCAAGCTCTATCTTTTGCCCAGCCCACTTACCCTCGATGTGGTTGCAGAACTGAAAGAAGTCGATAACCCTTTGAGCTGCATCAGAGTCGAAGTAATACGAGAAGTCTTCGTTCGCAAGATCGCGAACATGCCGCTCAACCGCTAGGCGAACAAACTCACAGACGAGAATCCGACCGCCAATGACATCATCAATGTATCGCTCTGCCGGATGGCGTTTATTTTTTGCCACTCATGTATTTAGAGAATGCGTCTTCCTCGCCCTCGGATGCCTTGGCTATTAGTCGCGCCCGACTGCAAGGTGTCATACCGTATTCTGTGATGAATTGCCGAACGAAAGCGAGGAACTGAGCGGAGTGGATGGCGTATGGATTCCTTTCCGCACCGCCCCCCTTGCTCTTAATGACTCGCCCATACTTGTTCATTTCTTTATGGGCAATCTTGACCTCGGCTAGTGCTTGAGAGAGTGCAACGATACCGAGCTTGTCGGCCTCTGTTGCTACTTTCATGCCCGTCAGGAGTTTGACTACCTCGCGATAAAATCCCTTAGCGTCTTCGTGTAGCCAGTCTGGTGGCTCATCAAAATCAGAAAGCAATGGGCTCTCTGGCGTGTCTGGCATAGGACGCTTGCCAGGATTCCCCGATAGCAGTTTGAGCGGTGGTGGTGTTGGCTTACGACCCTTCATGCTTCTCCAAAATATTCACAAGCAAATTGAAAGTTACGGCAGGTTAGAAACGATCTATCCCTTTCAGGGAACATTGACACCGCCGACAGGTCAGAGAATGGAAGCTCCTCGGCTCCCTCAATTATTAGCGTATCCCCCGTGCATGCCCTCTTCGAGCACGTTGCCCCCTCTTTTACCCTAACTGGGAAGTGTAGGTTCTTTGCCCATACATACGGTGAAGCCACGCCGCAGAAATACACGATAGCGTTTTCAGGGTACTCCATCGGAATATCTGCGTTGACCTTCATCTGCAATCCAACCTGCTTGAGGTACTTACCTTCAAGGCACCGCGCACAATGCTGCGAGCTATCAAAACCCTCAACTGTCTTTGCCCAAAAGTATTTCCATCCACGCAAAGAGGAATTCTCTGATTCGATTCTTATAGTAGGCATAACAAAGCTTCCTTGATATCTTGGTCCCTTCCTAGCGTTCGACCCGACTTACTAACCTTCATGTTAAACTCTCGCTCAAGTGATGCGCCCAAAACTTCTGCATCAATGGATCTCACCGTATTCTTAACGTGGCACTGCCACCCCGTACTGTGCTCCGCTCCTAACTTGACCACGCTTAGCTTTCGCCTGTCGCAGATTCGCTCAACGTCTTGCTTGGAATGGAACTTCTGATAGAACCAACTGCCTTTCCTATACAGTGCTGTTAGTCCGTTGTTGTCCAAGAATTCAATGTCTCTTTTTGCGCTGACTCTCTTGGTCGTCTTTGCTATTGACTCAACTCTTTCTTTCGATCTTCCGGAGAAGAAAATATCGCCCCCCGGCTTACAAAACCCTTGAAGGCAATTAAGCACATCATCCTCTGCCTGTTGACTATCAACTGAATTTAACACGTAGTCACAGATTACCGCATCGTATCTTCCATGGGCCTTAATAGTTTTGATGACTTGATCGACCATTCGATTAACCTCGCCTACATCAATTGACTGAGTGCCGGCTGCTCTTCTAAAGAACTCCAGTTCTTGAACGTAGTACCCCTGTGACTTTAATCGCTTTGCGTAATCACCTTGCCCGCACCCGAAGTCCAAAAGCCTGCCGCCCGGGTTAGCCTTGAGCCATGGGATTGCATATACATCATAGGTTGGAGACTTGTTTTGCTTTCCTGATGGACCGTCGCGAAGCCTTAGCATCTGAGCGAACGTTTGGATGTATGTATCCCTTGGTAATTTGTCGTAATTGAATACCCCGTACTGAGCCGACAAGCACTCCCTAGCCTGACGCTCCACGCTTTTCTTAACAACGTAGACCAATAAAGGCTTGTTCATTGTCTTGCAGGCTAAGGCGTACTGAGCTGCGTGAAAGATTCGGCCATCCTCCCCACACACTGCCGCACCCCAGAGCCCATACTTAGTGACCAGATACATTATTTGCTGCCGGATTGGAGCCCCGCTTGAGCGAAGATTCCCCTTGATGGCCTCTGGCTGAATGACCACGTACCCTGACGCATCGAGCGGTAACGTTACTGAGGCTGCTTCATCACCGAGGTCTAGGTCTGTGCCGTTGTGAAGCTGATTGAACCTGACCTCATCATAGAGACTAGCGTCAGAGGACAAGAGGAACACGGGGGCTGTTGATGCACCTAGGGAGCGGAGGGCTCTTGCTCTTTGATGCCCGGCTACTATCGTTTTGTTTCTAGCTATGATCGGCTTGACGCACCCGATGGTTTGAAGCGATGCCTTTAGTCGCTCAATGGCAGAGTCATCGATGAATCGAGGGTTGTATTCAGCACCCGCGAGCTTGCTTATGTCGTAGTCGAGATGAAGGCCCTTGATCATTCTGCATCTATCTTGCGAAGAAGGTAACCACCAAAGCCAAAGAAGCTCCCCGTCTCTTGAACGTACCCGTCAATACATTCCTGTAGTCCGTTCATTTCATCAACTTCAAGGGGGACTCTGTTTTTCCCAATTACTAAGTAACTAATATCGCATCCGCCGCTCTCCTCTGATGTCGGCGCTATTGGTTCGAGATCGTCCGGGGCTCTCATGATGGTCGCTAACTCACCTTCATTAAAGGCGAGCAATCCTAGATCCATCCCAGTTTCTTGCAGCTCTTCGATTTCAATTTTCAATAGGTCTAGATCCCAACCAGAATTGAGCGGTATCTTGTTGTCAGCAATAGCTAGGGCTTTAGCCTGAGCATCGGTTAGGTAGTCAAGCACGAGGCACGGCACTTTAGTCATCCCAAGCATTTGCGCTGCTAGTACTCGACCATGGCCGGCAATGATGGTCTTGTCTTCTTTGACTAGCACCGGATTAGTGAAACCGAACTCCCGAATACTTGCAGCGATCTGAGATACTTGCGATTCAGTATGCGTTCTGGTGTTTCTTGCGTAGGGAATCAAACTGTCCGTGCTTATCTGCTCAATCTGTGTCGTTCTATCCTTGCCCATATTCCTCAAAAGTTCAAAACACCCAATTATG